GAATCCTTGTATTTCTTCCTAAGCCACTTGATAAACCGAGGCATCCAGTATTGGTGTATCAGCAAGGTGGTTATTGGACTCAAGGCAAACGAGTACATCTACAGCCTGCCGCTTGGCGCTGTTGACGCCCTGAACGTGCTGTATAGGACTATGACTAGACCAACTGGCTCATATAGCTCCTCCGCTGGCGGTACTGTTGCAAACGCCTTTGACGGGGACATAGACACTTTTTGCTTGCAAACATCAGCCGCAGGCAACATTGCCGTTGATTATGGCGTTACTCTGCCCTATTACATTGGTTCAATTGGTTTTATGCCATATGTGGCGGGCGGGGGCACACAAACGTGGAATTACGTTTTTGAAAGCTCATTGGACGGGATAACGTGGACGACGCTGTACACGGGAACCTCGGTTTTGGTGACTGATAAGCAGTGGATATGGCAGGACATCGACCCCGGTGCCTATGTCGGGTACTACCGCATGCGTGCCACTAGCACTACCATCTTGGCTCTGCGAGAGCTTTATTTTGGTACAGACAGCCGTGAAATTCAAATGTCTCGCCTTAACCGCGACGACTACACCAATCTGCCAAACAAACAATTTACAGCCAACCAGCCGTTTCAATTTTGGTTTAACCGCACAATTCCACTTCCTCAAATGCAAGTTTGGCCTGTCCCAAGTAGCAATTTTGTGCAGGCAACGGTATGGTATTCGCGTCAAATTATGGACGTTGGACAGCTTTATGGCGAGGTGGAAATACCTCAGCGGTGGTATGAGGCGGTCTTGATGAATTTGTCGCACCGTATGTCCATGGAGTTGCCCAACGTTGACATAGCGCGTACCCAGTATCTTGAGACCCAAGCGGCTCGATATCAGCTTGAAGCGGAGCAAGAAGAGAGAGATAATTCACCCATCTATTGGGCTCCCAATATCTCGGTCTACACAAGGTAACGCATGCCAGTTTTCCTAAACACCGAAGGACTTACATCGCTGGCTATCGCTATTTGCGATAGATGCAGGATGAAGCGTGCTTTTGTGGAGTTGGAGAGCGACCCGAACTTCCCCGGCCTCCGCGTCTGTGGCACCGTAAGCGAAGGCTGTAAAGACAACATGGATCCCTACCGCCAAGCCGCCCGACAAACCGAACGCATCAACCTTCGTTTTCCGCGACCTGATAGCACATTGACCCAAGTCGATGATCAGTCTCCTAAATACGAAGGTAAGTACGGCCCCACGTAAAGGAAAAACATGGCACAGTCAGGCTTTACGCCAATCAAAATATATTCAAGCGGCACAGCGGCGGCACAGCCCTTGGCGGCAAATTTAGCCCTTGGCGAACTTGCGCTTAATTACACCGACGGCAAGATTTATTACAAAAACGGTGCGGGCACTGTTTTGTCAATTTCAAGCGTAGCCGCTACACCAATTGTTGAAAATGAAAATACAATTTCTGTAAACAGAACTATCACTGTTGGCAGTAATGGTGAGAGTGTTGGGCCGATAACCGTCAACACAGGCGTCACTCTCACTGTCGGTGCAAATCAACGGTATATAGTCTTTTAACTTTTTGGAGAAACAAAATGGCAGTAATTATCAATGGTAACAATACGCCACCTGCTGGCGGTATTGCCTACGGCAACTCTACCTCCGAATTAGCGTTTACAGCCGCTGGGTCAGCAGGTCAGCTAGTTTTATCAGGTGGTGCAGGAGCACCAACATTTACAACCCTGCTTGCGGTAGCAAATGGCGGTACTGGAACTGCTACACCAAGTATTGTGGCAGGCACAAACGTTACAGTAAGTGGAACTTGGCCCAATCAAACCGTCAATGCTAGTGCTAGTGGTAGTGGAACAGTTACAAGTGTCGCTCTATCGGGTGGCACAACTGGTCTGACCGTAACTGGCAGTCCTATCACTACAAGTGGAACAATCACACTAGCGGGTATATTGGCAGTTGCAAACGGTGGAACTGGCACTGCTACTCCCGCTATTGTTGCAGGCACAAATGTCACAGTAAGCGGTACGTGGCCTAATCAAACCATTAACGCTACAGCCAGTGGCAGTGGCACAGTAACCAGCGTTGCGGCAACAGTCCCATCGTTTTTGTCGGTTACTGGCTCACCAATTACGACAAGCGGTACATTGGCAATTTCTTTGTCGGGTACTGCATTACCAGTTGCCAATGGCGGTACTGGTCAAACAACTTATACCGATGGTGAGTTGCTTATCGGTAACTCCACAGGAAACACACTTTCCAAAACAACTTTAACCGCTGGGGCTGGCGTCACAATCACCAACGGCAGTGGAACAATCACAATTGCGGCGGCGGGTGGTGGTGGTGGCACAGTAACTTCTGTATCGCAATCATTCACAGGCGGCATAATTTCAGTTGCTGGTTCACCAATTACCCTAAGTGGTACTTTGGCTTTGACGGTTGCGGGAACAAGCGGCGGCATACCTTATTTCACCAGCACAAGCACTTGGGCAACGTCTGCACTGTTAGCGGCAAACGCCTTAATGATTGGCGGCGGCGCTGGAGTTGCCCCAAGCACAGCAACTACTGGAACAGGCGTTGTAACTGCTTTAGGCGTCAATGTAGGCACGGCAGGGGCGTTTGTTGTTAATGGTGGTGCTTTAGGAACGCCGTTAAGTGGAACAGCAACTAACTTAACTGGATTGCCACTGTCCACTGGCGTAACAGGATTACTTCCTGTTGCCAACGGCGGTACGGGAACCGCTACGCCTGCCATTGTTGCGGGAACAAACGTTACCGTTTCAGGCACGTGGCCTAACCAAACCATAAACTCTACAGCCAGTGGCGGTGTGACCAGTGTTGCCCAGTCATTTACTGGTGGCATTGTTTCAGTGGCTGGCTCACCGATTACGACCAGTGGCACTTTAGCCCTAACAATTGCTGGAACTTCAGGTGGTATCCCTTACTTTTCAAGCGGAACCACATGGGCAACCAGTGCGGCATTGGTGGCAAGCGCAATTGTGCTTGGTGGTGGCGCAGGAGCGGCTCCAGCCACTACAACAACAGGCACAGGTGTTGTAACTGCTTTAGGAGTCAACGTAGGCACGGCAGGGGCGTTTGTTGTCAATGGCGGCGCTTTAGGTACTCCTTCAAGCGGTACGCTGACTAGCGCAACAGGACTTCCAATTTCTACTGGTGTGTCAGGACTTGGTACAGGTATAGCAACCGCCTTGGCTGTAAACGTTGGAACTGCTGGCGCTCCTGTTATAAATGGCGGCGCACTAGGTACACCCTCTAGCGGCACATTAACTAGCGCAACAGGTCTCCCTATATCCACTGGCGTCAGTGGCTTAGGCACTAACGTAGCTACTGCTTTAGCCGTAGCCGTAGGTTCTGCTGGCGCACCTGTTGTGAATGGTGGCGTATTAGGAACACCAAGTAGCGGAACAGCAACCAACCTAACTGGCTTGCCTTTGTCCACGGGCGTGACTGGCACTCTTCCAGTGGCTAATGGCGGTACAGGTCTAGCCACACTCACAGCCGATAATGTTATTTTAGGCAACGGCACATCAACGCCATCATTTGTAGCCCCAAGCACCGCTGGAAATGTTCTGACAAGCAATGGAACAACATGGCAATCAACTGCGCCAACTGGTACAAGTTTGCTTGAAAACGCACAAATTATCTCAACAAACTACGTAATTGCGGCATTGAAAAACGCAATAGCGCTAGGTACAATAACAATAAACACTTCATCATCGGTGACAGTCGGTACGGATCAATCTTGGTTAATCTTTTCTTAAGGAAACAACATGAGTAACTTAAAAGTTCAAGGCAATGCATCGGGTACTGGAACAAGTACCTTGTCGTCTCCAAACACCAACAGTAGCGTAACCTACACGCTACCTGATACGGCTTCAGCTACGACTCTTGGATATCTTAATATCCCCCTGTCGGGCATTAAGACGGCAAGTTACACCCTTGTGGCTGGTGATGTTGGGGAATTTATTGAGCTAGGCACAAGTGGCACAGTTGTAGTTCCATCGGGTGTATTTACAACGGGTGATGTGATTAGCATTTTCAACAATACATCAGCCACCATTTCCTGCACTTGCTCTGCTGTAACAACAGTTTACAAGGCTGGTACAGACGCAGATATTTCTACTTTTAGCGTCACTACAAGAGGTGTAGCCACTATTCTGTTCATTACTGCCACGGTTGCTGTAGTTACGGGCAATCTTGCATGAGCGGCATCGTTCTTGCATTTGCTGGAGCTACTACAGGCCCAGCGCCTCCACCTCCCATTGGATCGGCTTATGGAGGCGGCTTCTTTGCTGGTCAAATTGGGGTTGGTGGCGTTGCTTCACATAATTTAATTGTCGGCCCTGTAGCATCTGCGGTAAGCGCAAGCAAACAATTTAAAACAACCAATACAGCCACAACAGGGACATCCTCAGCAATTGATGGGCCTACTAATAGCTCTAACATGAACAACGCTAGTCACCCTGCCGCAGAATTCTGCGAGGGTTTAACTATTGGCGGCTTTAGCGATTGGTATTTACCAGCAAAAAATGAACTTGAGGTTTGTTATTACAACCTTAAACCAACAACAGCAGACAACGTCACTACTTCTGGAATAAATGCAAATGCAATTCCTGCAAGGGCAAGTAATTACACGGCTGGCACACCTGCACAAACCTCTGCCACAGATTTTAGAAATACTGGTGCAGAAGATTTTCAGTCTGCGTATTATTGGTCAAGTACTCAGTCTGCTGTGTACTCGGGTACAAATGCTTACAGACAAGAATTTAGTTATGGCTACCAAAGGAATTCGGCTAAAACTAACCAGTTCGATGTTCGCGCAGTAAGAAGGGTGGCTGTATGAGTGGAATTGTTCTTGCGCTTGCTGGCGCTACTACAAATAATATTCCAGCTATTGGAGCCGCTTATGAAGGCGGTTACTTTGCTGGTCAAATTTCAACAACGGGCACTGGTGTTGCTAATTACAACCTTGTAATAGGGCCTAAGGCGACTGCTCAATTCACGCAACCTAGCAACCCCGATGGTAAGTTTTGGAAAACAACTAATACAACAACTGCTGGAACAAACTCATACATTGAAGGGGCGGCTAACAGCGCACAAATGGCTAACGCCCAGCATCCAGCGGGACAGTTCTGCGAAAACTTGACCGTTGGTGGTTACAGCGATTGGTACATGCCTGCTTTTTCCGAGTGGGGTGTAATTTATTCTAATTTAAAGCCCACCACAGGAGGCAACGCTCTCAATACGGGGCAAAATTCCTACGCTGTGCCTCCAAGACCTAGTAACTACACCAATGGCGATCCAGCACAAACTACTGTTAGTGCTTTTCAAGCTGGAGGAGCAGAAGCCCTTACTAACAACGCAAATAATCCAACAACTTATTGGTCTAGCACTGAGAATAGCGCCTCAACGGCGTGGGGTAGTTACATGGGTAATGGTCAATTCAGCGCCTACACCAAGGCTACGCCTTACGTAGCTTGCGTTAGGGGAATTCGAAGAATTGCAGTTTAATTAAGGAGATTTTTCATGTACATTTGTGTAACAGAAGTAGACGCGGTAACAAAAAACCCCTGTACCGTTGAGCCACAGCGCACAGGGCCGTCAATGCCAGCCGTCAAAGGCTTGCAAGTTACTTGGTTCGACCAGTCTACATGGCCTGTTGAATTGGCACCTGATGGCACATACTTGAGAGCGCCCAAGTATTACGGCACTTGTGACGACGATGCTGACGCTACGATTGCTGGTGTCTTACAGGTATTGACCGAAGCAAAGTTCAATACCGCCAAAGCCGAAGAGCTTGAGGCGCGTAGACCTTATCCATCATGGATTGGCTACTTGGACACAATGACTTGGGCGGCGCCTATAGCAAGACCAGCAGATGCAATTATGAACGGCGGCAATGTTGCATACCAGTGGGATGAAGCTACTCTTAATTGGATTCCACTGGCGTGAAAGAGTTCTTCTTCATCTCAGGTTTGCCAAGGTCAGGTTCAACCCTGCTCTCGGCTATTCTGCGTCAGAACCCTGAGTTCTACGCTGATATCTCATCCCCTGTGAGCAATTTGGTTACAACAACCATCAACGTCATTACAGGCAGTGAGAGCAACCACCTGATAGATGAAGACAGGCGCAAACAAATATTGAAAGACGTGTTTGAGGCTTACTACAAATCGGTCACCCAAAACACAGTGTTTGACACTAGCAGGGGCTGGACTGCCAAGACATCACTCCTCAAAGATCTTTACCCACAGACCAAGATCATTTGTTGTGTGCGTGATTTGCCTTGGATACTGGACAGCTTTGAGCGCATTGCCGCCAAGAATTCTTTGTATGGCGCATCCTTAACAGATGATGAGGCAAATCAAACCGTCACAACACGATGCGACGCCTTGATGGATGTCAAAAAAGAAGGTCAAGTAATCAAGCCCTATTATTTCTTAGAAGAGGGTTTGCTGTTAAACCCTGACATGATTATGTTGGTTGAGTACGAGTCTCTGTGCAAAAAACCTGAGGGCGTAATGCGTGAGTTGTATCAGTTCATTGGCAAACCTTACTTTGACCATGACTTTAAAAATGTTGAGTATGAGAACGAGACGTACGACAAAGCCATAAACATGAAAAGTTTGCACACGGTACGTAAGGAAGTAACGTGGCAAGAGCGCCCAACCATCCTGCCCAAGTCGGTGTGGGAAAAGTATGGCAAGGGCACAGACTTTTGGCGAACACCAGCACCAAATTTTGAGGTCAAGTCACTGTACAAGGTCAAGGGATGAAAATCTTGGTCATGGGGTTGCCCGGTGCTGGAAAGACCACCCTTGCCACCGCTTTGGCAAGGGAGCTACAGTGCGTTCACTTCAATGCCGATGAAGTGCGCAAAGAGATCAACAAAGACCTTGGCTTTAGCGTGGCTGATAGGCTTGAGCATGCAAGGCGCATGGGCGTAATGTGCGACATTGCTTCTCGATACGGCGCTCACGTGATTGCCGACTTTGTATGCCCGACACCTGAGACACGGCAAGCCTTTGGTGCTCACTTCATAGTGTGGGTAGACCGCATTAAAGAAGGTCGGTTTGAGGATACAAACAAGCTATTTGTGCCCCCAACAAATTTTGATGTGCGCGTTGATGGTAAGTTTGGCATGCAATATTACGCAGAAGAAATTGCCAAAATGATTGAGCCACCACAACCAAAAACCCGTTGGGCATATTAAGATATAGATCCAAAAACCCGCTTAACTTAAAGGAACAAAAATGGTAGAAAAAGTTTGGTTCACCTTGGAAACAGCAAATCAAATTGTTGGATATTTAGGTACAAGACCGTATCAAGAAATTTTTCAATTGATGGCTCAGATACAGAAGGCTGTAGATATCCAGCAAGAAGAAAAAAGAGCAACCTCAGCGCCTGAAGATCAAATTGATTCTTGAGTAGTATGGATAACACCGAGACCAAATTAGCCGTACACGAAGCCGTCTGCATGGAGAGATACAACAGTATTGATCGCTCTTTGCGGGACGGCGACAAGCGCATGACCAA